GTATGCTCATCCGCGCGCGTTTTGTACACTATTACACCGCTTGTGCTAAATGCCTGACCTCTCGTGTAAACTGTAATGCTATTGCCGATTGGGTTTGCGTTTAATCTAAGTAACTCGTCATCAATTCTTATTACACTACCGCTGATGAGCCCCCCTGAATTGCTAACATTAAATGTAGTTTGAGATGCGTTAATATCAGATACAAGCTCTATCGCGCTAGGGATTGGAAACCTCTGTGACAGTGACTCAATATCTTTTAATGCATCTTTAGCGCCTATTTTAAATCGACCTCCGCTAAGCTCTGTTGATTCGATGAAGTGCGTTGCTGTGTCGGTTTCCACTGGCGCGCTTGTATCGTCCAGCATTGTGTAATAATGGCTAATTATCTTTTTACCGCTCAATACATTTCTAGCTAAAAGCTTGCCAAAAAATGTTCCGCTCTCACTGAAATTTATCGGTCCAGGGTCTCCGTTGAAATCTTCGCATGAAATACTCATTGTTGAGCGACTTGACAGCCCCTCGGCTGGTTTTAATTTTGCTGTTGATTCGCTGCCAGATATTACAACTCTAAAGACTTTTGAGTTCAATATCGACTTGCCGCTAATAGAGCGCTCTGGCTGCATCATTAATGGTGATGTGTTTGCTGTAAACCACAGTCTATATTCAGAGTCGCTCGACTCCTCGCAAGTCACTGGCGTGTGCCACTTGTTGCTTCCGCTTTCAGTTGTTGGGGTGCATACGGAACAAAACGGAAGCACTAACTCATACAAAATAAACTGCTGCTGCCTAAAGTTTGTTAGCTTCATAAAAATATTGCCTCTGATGATTTGGCGTAAGCGTTGAATCTAACCGTTGATGATCCTAACTTTCTAGTCTGCGCGTGGGCTGTTGTCATATCCGCGATCATGTTAAACCCTGCGTAACTATGAAATTTATCATCATCCTCAAGAACATAAAACGTGTTGCTAGACGCAAATTTAATGAAGTTATACCAGCCATCAAAGTCTACCATTAAATTATTAGGCACAGTTATTGAAGTGCTTAATACTGCCGACTCGTATGATAGATTGATTGGGGATGCATTTAATGATGTTGAGCTACGCGCCTTTATGTTTGGCTTCGACCATGGTCGAGCATAGCCAGCTTGTTCACAGCGCGGTATTTCGTAATATTCACCGATTGCTATTTCTGATATTAAAAGCCTGCCCGCTCCCATTACAGTAAACTCAATACGCTGTGATTGCGGTATATCAAGCCTGTACATCATTACCTCTGACTCGTCCAGACTTAACGCTGAGTCATCCACCGTATTGCTGTGATTAAGCACGATATACAACCCTGCTGCTTCTTTTACGTTTAAGCCGTCCGCCGTTACCAATTGAATTCGTTCCGTTGTATCAACAGACGTTATCTTAATATTCTCTTTGCGTGATATGTTAGATCCGCCGATTGCTATATAGCCAATGTCGCGTGGCGTAGGAAACTCAAAAGTTATTGTTATTTCGCCGTCCATCGACTGAACAAAAGCTGATGAATAATCACCGTCTGTAATCGTGTAAATATCTTGCTCATTGTTAGCAGGGAAAACAGTTACCACCGCTTCTCCTGAAAAGTTGCTAGTTGACACTATCATAGCTCAAGCTCTCCGTTGAATTCCATAATCTTCATGTTTTTAGCAAGAACCTCTGTCAGCTCGTCCCCGATGCCCTCAAATTTTACAGTAAATGAGCGGGATTCGCCACTTACGTCTTGAGCGTTTACGTCAATAGTTGAAAGCTCATCTTCTTCTTTAGGTGACGGTGGAGGTGGTGGAGGTGGTGGGGTGGCGCTAGGGGCTGAAACACTTCCCCCGCCTTTGCTTGCTGATTTCAAGCTTGCTAGTGCTGCCGCTCCACTTGCTGCTGCCGCAATCATAGCGGGTATTGCGGCTGGGTAGCCTAGTGCATTCGCCTTGCCCATTGCAACTGCTGTATCTGCAATTATAACACCTGCGCCTATTGCCTTATTGTCCTCGAATAACGCGGAATTCAAAGCTGACGCTGCTGTCGTGTATTGACTTGCTAGTTGTAGCTTTGCGTTGTTCGAGCGCTTAGTCCTGTTTTCTGCGTCCTTTTCAGCTTTGGATAATCTATCGAGATTGTCAAGTTCAAACTCTGTTAGCTCGTTGTCGATATCCATCAGTGCAATTGCATAATCTTGCTTTAATTGTATTTGCAATTCGTTATTATCGCCAACAAGACCAAGCTCTCTTTGTAATTTTTCGTAAAGAAGATCTTCTTCTGTCTTGTTTCTGTCAATAATTGCTTGAATCTCGTCACCAGTGCCACCGCTTGATGATCCACCTGTTGCGTTAGGGTCAAATGAGCCGCCTATCTCGCCCGCTTCTGCCTTTTGAATTGCCGCTAATCTTTCGCTTTCAGTTAGCTTATCGCGCGCATCGATTAAGCTTGTTATGCGCTCCTCTTCCTCTTTGATTTGTAAGTTGATTATGTCGTACTGAGTAGAGAGTGATTTTTTACTATCTAGAGCCGTATCCCAAGTTTTACCAAGTGCGTTTTGTTCCAGCCTTAACTCTCTAACAACTTGCTTTTGCTTATCTATCAATCTAGTCATTGAGTCTATTGATTTGATTTCGTCAGCGCTTTTAAATGTATTTATGAAATCAACGATTGCTTGAGTGGCTGTAGGTACAACATCTATTACACCACCGAAAAACTCATTAAGTAATGGAGCTAACTGCGCGGATATTAAAGTTCCCGCTTTGCTCATTGAATTTGTCATTAAGTCAAACGATGTAGCAACACCTTGTAATCCGTCTATCTCTGCATTGGTAAGTTTAAGTTGGCTAGTTGCGGCGGCGTATGTTGCTTTTAGTTCTTTAACTGCCTTGCCGTTGTCGATAAATGCTGCTGTTGAGTAGCTCAAATCATTTGTAAGCGACTTGAGTGCAAAGTTCATTCTGCCCGCGCTAACACCTGCGTCTTGCATATCATTAACTAGCTTCTGCGTTATCTCTTCGCCCGTTAAGTGCTCTATTGCTTGAGCGTAAGCCCTTGATTCATCCTTGGACATTTTCATTGCATCAAAGAAATCTTGCATCGCGCCAGTGCCGGCTATCGCAAACTCCGCGACTCTTTCGCTCATATCGTTCATGGCGTCAGACGTTCCTTTTGCATCAAGCCCGTACTGCTTCATCGCGAAAGATAAAGCCTCAAAATCTTCCTTGCTTGTTCCTGCTGTAGCTGCTAGGTTTCTAAGTTCGCGTTCTGAGCTTGCAGACGCAAGCACTATAGCTGTTATTGCTGTTGCAAGTGCAAGTCCAGCCGCTGCTAGCTTTGTCGCCCCTTCTGCTGCAACTTTAGCGCCATTGTTAAACTTTTTAAGCGCGCCGTCTGATTTGTCAGTTTGTTTTTCTACTCCACGCAAATCTTTCTCAACCCGATTAAGCGCCGACTCTAACTTTTGCGTTTTTGCGTCAAGCTCAATGATCAACTTTTCTGTGCTCATAACTAAACCTTATTGATATTTTTTAATTGACTGCGCTTGCACCCGTTCATCTCTCTCTGAGCGTTAACTGTAAAGCTTAAATCTTGTGTTGATTTTGATTCTATTTCGGATAATACAAGTAGCTCAACATAATCAAGCCGCCACGCTTCGCTTGGTGCAATTGATAGCTCTTTTACTGAATGCCGCCACCATTGCATATAATCAAAGTCATCAAACGTTAGCCCCTTGCTTTGCAGCCCACTCGTTAAGAATGAGCTTGCGGCTTTTTTTCATTTGATAATGTTGCGTGATATTCTTGCACATCAAGCGCAATTTTATACATGATTATCGGATATGGCTCACAAAGCCCGGTATCTTCATTGCTTGGTAAAATGCCAGCGTGAAACATGGCATCTTCAATTTCATCAATGCTTAACCTTGAATTTGATTGCTTAGCTAGGCAATAAAACAGTTGAGCGGATTGCACGAAATCAAGAACACTAGATAACTTGTGAATCATATCCCCGACACTATCGCTATTGGCTCTTGACTGAGTAAAGCACACCATGTATTTGATCAAAGAAGACCACAGATCTAAACCTGTAGCCTCTTTGAATTGCTTAATGGCTGCTAAACTTGGCTTATAATCATATGATTTATAAAATAGTTTAAATTCCATTTGATGCCTATGGCACTAACGTTGTGCGCGTAATTTCAAGAGACGACATAAACTGAACACTCACAGTCGCCGCCGTATCTTTTGACGCTGTTTCGGATGAGATTACAGGGGTAAAATTGCCCTCGTAATAATAACCAGACGTGCCAAGAACATCTGTGAATAACATAGTGTATTCGCCAACAGTGCCAGCAAATGCATCAGTCACAAGCGTTTCAAAGCTAGTGTCATCCGACGTTGTGAACTCAATATCAATATCAAGAGATCGAGTTGAAGTTGAACCATCTAAATTTTCACGCCATCCTGCCGTAGATTTGTTACTAATCTCGATTGGTGCGCCATTGTGAGTTAGTGACGCATCACCTTGACCCACAATATCTGTTTTTGATGCATATAGACCTTTATAGATCATACATAAACCGCCGTTAAAGCCGTTAGCCATAATTAAATCCTCACATAATTAATTGATATAGGAATCTGATACCATCCACCGCCATTGATTGGCGAGGCGAGTCCAGAATCCAAAATTTGCACACCTTTGCTATTATACTCGCAAAGTGTGCCGCTTGCGAATCCTGTTAAAATCTCTTTAGCTATCGCTAAAGCTTTAGTGTTGTATTGAACTGTTGATCCTTCTACGGAGCCGCTTGGCACATTAACCGTCACTTGCAAAAGCCCACGCTCAGCAATTGCCACGCCGTCCTTTGTTGATGTTCCCATTGTTGCAGGCATATAGAAAACAGATAGCCACGCGTCCTTTCCCGTCGGGTTGAATCCGTCATTATCCCACGCAATATCATCAGTCGTTATATCAGCCAAAGTCAGAGATAAAAGCTTTGTAACAAGTGCGTTATAAGTATCAATCATTTGCGGATTCTCTCCTGTATTTTTTTAATGTTAATTCTTGCCATGCCTTCAGGGAATTGCCTTGAATAACCGCCTGATGATAGTTTAACATATTTCTTAGTCGCTTTGTCATACGTACCTATCGACACCGGGTTTGGATATCCGCCATATTCCACTATAGTCGCGTAAGGCAAATTGTTAGTAAAAAATATCTTCTTGCCAATAACCAAGGGCGGTAATTCTGAAAGCTGCGCGTATGAGCTAGCGCCACCTCTATTGCCGATTAATGTCGTTTTGCTTTCGGGTTTATTTACAGATAGCATCCAATTGTTTCTAAGTCTGCCGCCATCTTTAAAGTGGACGGGTGTCATCGCTACAACCTGACCAAGCCCGTAAGTATAAGCAGCATAAACTTTATCGTTCATTTCAGCTTTCTTTTCCTTGATAGCCAGCTTAACTTTTTTCATGCCTTTAATTGGCATTACATATCTCTCACGACACATTTATAAACTAGGACAACTCCTGCGGGCTCACTTGGGCTCATATCAACAATGTACATTTTACGCGCGCCTTGTTCAATCTTATCATTTAGATGTAACTCAACGTCAGCGCTAGCGATTAATTGCCTATCACCCTGCTGAATTAATGAGCTTGAAAACTGAGTGATTTTAATTGCTTTAAATATAGCGTTAGTTAGTAATATATTTTCAGTTGCTACAGTTGGCGGATTTAATGGGGTGCCGCCCGATTTAGTTTCTTTTACCAGATAAACTAAATCACCCGAGCCAACGGCATTAACAGCTTTAGCTAATCCCGCTTTAACCTTTGCCTGTATATCAACGCCAGCCATTAAAAGAACTCCTCTCT